AGCTTGTGTCGAACTGAAAACCTTGGTCGGGCACTTCCCATGAGCTTGTGTCGAACTGAAGACCTTGGTCGGGCACTTGCCATGCGCTTATGTCGAAAAAGTTACTCCCTTGGCCTGGGTCTGTGTAGGAGTAGTCCCACTGAAACCCTGGTTGCAGGTCGTAATTAACAGGGTCTGAGGAACCAGACCCGCCAAGGGAGTAATCGACTGAGCCACCGTATTGGAAGGCCGGGTTTGTATTGCTTTTAAGTCTCAGTCCGGGTTCGGAAGGCACATTTCCATATAGAGAATAGTTCACAGAACCATCTTCGTTCAATACATTTTCTGGATTGAAGGGAGGGACTTTTAAGCCCTGGCCTGACGGCAATCCTGTGCCGAGAGAATAGTCAACAGAGCCATCAGGCTTGAAGTACAACTGTGACCCGCCTCCAGTCCTTAGCGCGTCTGAAAGGCTTTTAGAGAGACCATTGGATACTCCATTATTGATAGCTGATCTGAGGTTTGGGTTGCTGGTATTCTGGGTTCCAAAAACCTTGTCTACCAGACCTCCTCCTGCGGCAGCCAACTTTTTGTACAAGTCTGCTCCAGTTTCCGTTTGAAGGAATTTGTCCAGCATATTGGCACCAGTGTCGAACATCTTGCCGGTGTTGATGGCGACATCCTTGTTTGCCAATGCGCTTGCGGCTTGCCCCACGTTGTTGGCGTCTGTCACGCTGCGGAGCTGAGTGTTGTACAGGTTTTGAAGAGCGTTGTATTTGGTGGAGTCTGACTGGATCGAGTTCTGCTGATCCGCTTGGGTCAGCTTTCGCAGAGCCAACCCCTCTTCAAATGCTTTGGCCCAGGCCTTCTCGTCAAGGCCGGAGTAGAGATCACCCATCTGGCGAGCAACCCCCACCTGGCCATCAACTGCTTGCGTGGAATCTCCCATCCCGCCTTTCAGCGCTTTCAGCAATCCTTGTGAAGAGGCGATGGCAGCGGCCCGGTCATAGGAGCCAATCTGGGAGGCTTTGATCTGGGCGGCCCGGTTCGTCAGGCGCTCATCATCCTGCGGGCTGACGGATGAATACTCTTTCCCAATCTTCCCGGACAGGTCTTTGAGGTATCCAGACCCCTGATCAACTGTGTCTGTGTACACCTTGTATGTTCCATCTGCGTAGGACTTGGCCTTGTCGGCTGCATCCTTGGCGTCTGCGTAGTTCATGTAATCACGGCCTGCGCCGAGTACCGAAAACAACGTGCTGGTGTCAGTTTTTTGAGATGGTGTCGTGCTGTCTATTGTGGTTTCCATGGTGTTCTCCTATCCGTAAAAGCCTTGGGTCTGTCCGGGAAGCTGAGCAGCGCTCGCTTGGCTGTCTACGCCAAAGGTATCAAATCCTTTCGCTTGATTTCCTTGGTATGCTCCACCGACAACCGTGTTCAAGCCTGTCTTCGTTGGAGCGCTAGAGGTCGCTTTTTTCATGTAGTCCTTGCGGGCTGCCGCTGATGTCTTGGCACCACCCTGGACGTTCTGCAAAAAGTTAATCAAGTCGCTTTGGAAGTCATACTCCGTCGTTTGGTCTGGAACCTTGTTGCTGTTGTCAACTTGGTCGATTTCATTCACAGGTCTCGGAGCGCCACCATACAGGCTGGTGTAACTCATCAACGCCACCTGTGGGTCAACGCCCTGGGCACTCCCGCCTTGCTGAGCCATCCAGTCCTGGAAGGCTTTTGAGAAGGCTGTGAGATCAGCTTGACCTCCTGTTATTGCTCCACCGGTTGGCGTACCAGCGGTGCCAGTAGATGCCGCACCCCCTGGTGCTCCAGAATACTGGTCAATAATTTGGCCGGTGGCGTTGTCGATGATCCGAACCGTGCCATCTGGCGAGATCACACGAGTCGAGTTGGCTGGTACTTTACGGGTAGTTCCGTTCTGGGTAAGCACTCCAATCTGGTCTTTAACAACCGCATTGCCTAGCGATTGCAAGAATTTGTTGCTCGTCAAATCCTTGATTGTTGAATCGGCATACGAGGTAAGGCCAGCCACAACCGCCGACTTTAACGGGTCTCCTCCGAGGACAGCCGCAGAGGTTCCTGCGCTGCCAGCCGTTGCCAGGGCGTTCGTTACATTAGGAGTTGCCCCCCATTGGCCAAGTTGGTCTTTGATAGTTGAGCCAGCGTAGGAGCCAAGGCCTGCGGCGAGCGCCCCTTCTGCAACACTCTTCCCGCTCAATCCAGCCGTGATACCACCTCCGGCTGCGTTGACCAAGGCCCCGCCAACATTCTTGGAGATCGTCCCGTCTGCGACCAAAGGCTTGATGGAATCTGATACGTAGCCGGTAACATTCTTTGCCAGCCATTGACCGGCCTGCTGCTTGACTGCCGCCTCAAGGGCTTTGCTAACATCTCCGCCATTGGCAACCGTTCCGACCGCCGTTTGGCCACCGATACCAGAGAGAAGCTGGGCGGCACCTTTGCTGATTGAGCCATCAGCTACGCTGGTTGCGAGGGCGGAGTTGATCCCCTGTGAAGCCCAAGCTCCAGCGCCAGCGGTCAAAGCTCCGCGAGCGGCATTCTCAAGCGCACCGTCCAGGCTGCCAGTCCTAATGATCCCGATGCCAGCGTTCAGCGCCGCTCCATTAACTGCTGTTGCGGCAATGCCTGGGGTCATACCCCAAACGCCAGCAAGACCGGATGCTGTGGCAGCAGATGCGCTTGCAGTCGCCGCCGATATGGTCGCAACTTCACCTGTGGCGGCAGCAGCGACAGACGTAGCTGGTGCACCCCACGCGCCAGCGGCGGCACCTCCTGTGTAAACGACTGCCGCAATAATCGCAATTTCTTCAATGTGGTCTGATGCCACATCAACTGCGTGAGCAATGGGTTGCACTACTTCATCCACAACGCTTCCAATAGCATCGGTAGCACCCCCAACAATGTCTCCAACCGCTTCTAATGGATCACACATTTTTATCTCCTACTTGCGCGAACTTGATAATTGCGCGGTAGCCACCAGACGGGAGAACCTGCATCTCATACGATAGTCCGGGAACTGGTGGGTTCTTTTCAACATACTTGAACAGATTGACAAGCTGGCGATCCTTGAAGTCAACAACAATCGTGTCGAACCCGCTCTTGGTAATCGCCTTTAGCCACGCCGTGATGTTGCGCGCATAGTTGTAAGCGGAGTCTGCGTTAAGGATTCGTAACACCCCAAAGCCAGGTTTTTTTGATTTGTGAACGATAAAGATCGTATTACCTTCGCGCAACTTCACTGCATCAGGGTTGGCCAGCTCCATGCGATACATTGCAATGATCTGCTTCGGGTCTCTCTTGTTGTCCTTCCCTACAGAGGCAACAAGTATTTGATCAGTTGTCAGTTGCTGAACTTCGCTTGGGGTAATCTTTGCATCCATACAATCTCCTCACTCGCACCATTCAATCGCTTCAGCAATACTGGAGGGGTGGCGACGTGCGTGCTGGTACACAAGCTCATACATCTCCTGCGCTGTCTTTGGAGTTATGCGCTCACTGTTTTTATCGTCGATGTCATAGATGACACACAGTTGATAAAGCACATTCAACGTGTCAAGAGAGTCGATCCCTGCTGTGGAGAACAGCTCGTCCATGGTCTCGACTGCCATGGTCTTGGAGTTTTCTGGCACGTACTCCGCAATGATGAGGTTTACGAGCGCGAGGAAATCATTGGCGTTCATGCTGCTTACCCTGTGATAGCGTTGTTGACATTCACCACCAAGTCATAGGCTGATGAGTTTCCTGTTACGACGACCGATACATCCTTTACCGATGCAGATGCGTCAATGGCCGCAACGCTGATTGGCAGCTTGGCAGTTGTGCCGGAGCAAGCGAGCGATGACCCAACATTCACGCCACCGACCTGCAACTGAATCGTGCAGGCCCCAGAACCGACTCGGGCTGAAATACCAGAGATCGTGTTGACAGTACCATCCAAGATTCCGATCTGGTAAGTAATGTTGTTGAGCACGCCAGGGATTCTGGCTGTGATGGGGGCCTTTTTTGCAAAGTCCGGGATTGCATAGGTCGGGATTTGGCCTGCTGAATTGAGTGGGGCAACACCATTGGCCGCGCCGATCAGAGATGACAGCACCAGGTTGGTCGTATCAAAAGGAGCGTACTCCAGACCACTCGCAGTGGCATTCAATCGAATAAACTGGTTGGCGTTGACCGGAGATGCTAATGGGATCATCCCGTTTGGTGAGCTATTCAGCCAACGTGCTCCGTCGTAGAACATCATGGCTGGCACGGAGTAGCTGGTGTTCACCCAGAGGTCTCCTATATTGGCCGAGTCAGGGCTTGCAGGGGATACCGTGATGCTTGCTTTCGCAGCCAGTGTTGGAGCGAGATCAACCACTTTCGTCTGCTGGATGCTACCGTCTGGAATGGCAACCCGGTCAAACCGGATCAGGCCGTTCATGGCATACTTGTCTTCCATCATCAAGCCAGCTACGTCGCGGATTGCATCGTTTGAAATGCTGATGATCGTGATGACGTTGCCAACAGTTTGGGCTGTCGTGAAAGTAACGGTTGCCGTCGCAGATGACTTGATGTAGTCAAAACCACCACCCTCGCGTTGCAAGATGCCGTTGCGGAACACAGCGAGTTCCTCGAACTCTGTGTGCGCAAATGGGAATGTGGCCTGGTTCGCGGAGGCTGTAAAGTCAGCACGGCGAAAGGCTGTTGCAGGACTGGTGTTGATGGTGGCGATAGAGACCAGTGTTCCAGCGGTTACTGCCGTATTCAACACCACTGTCGTCGGGCTGACGTAGTAATCACTCTCCGCCTGCAATGCGCCGTTTCTCCAAACTATGACGTTTGATGCCGGGTCAGACCTGATGTAACTGAAGACTGTCTGCAAATCGGTGGCAGAGTAGTCGATCCGGTTTGAGAACAGAGGCGCTCCAATCTGACCGAAGTTGACGCCAGTCGCGCCTCGCAGACTATCTGCCGGGACGATGAGTGTCCAGGCATCCACCGTCAGATCAGAGCGGTACTCAATACCAGTGGACGGGTTGAACCTGAACTCGTACCCAATGTTCACGTTGCCGCTGGAGTCAAAGACTTTACCCAGAAGCTCAGAGAGAGTACGGTTGCCAAGCTCCGCGCTGTTGAGGTATCGGATGACGTTCTCAAATTCAGAGTTGGTTGCCTCTGAAGAGGTGTACCGGTTAGCGTAGTATTGACGTAGACGAGACATGCTATTGCTCCTTTGTGAGAATGCCGAGGCCAAACAAGCGGATCATCTTGCTTGCCTCAAAACGAATCCGCAGACGAACCCCGGTGTAGGAGTGCGAAAACGGGCGAGTGAACTGACGCTGTAATGGGACTCCGGCATACGATGCTTCGTCTTGATCTGGCATGACGAACTCATACGTGCCCAGCTTGCGGCCAGTTTCGTCCTCTGCGTCAACAAACAGGGTTCCAGCGCCAGAGGCGTATATGACGAGCATCAGGCCTTGCTTGGGGTTGAAGAGGTCTTTGTGCCACAGGATAGGGGTCAGGGCGTACCCTGGCCCGCGTGTGAGCGTGTTGTCGTACCACCGGCCAACTTGATAGATTCCAGTCGGAGCACCGTAGTAATGGCGGCCAGCGAGGTAGTCACCGCATTGGGCGTTGGCGTACTTTGACACAGACCACTTGATCTTTGTCACATCGCCCTCCTGCTTCGAGGAAGACAGCACTCCACTCAAGCGATAGGCCAGGTTGGTGTTGACGGGGAAAAAGACGTGAAGCCTGCCATCGTCGGGGTTGAAGTGCGCGTTGACGTTTCTTTGATCGGATACCAGCGCCAGCAGGTTTTGGTACAGTTCTTGCACGTCCTCTGATAGCGGGTTGGTATAGACGGTCGTTCCGTTCAGCGCCGATCTCCGCAAAGAGTGAATGCCAGACTTGGAGCAGAAGAAGACCTCGTCACCCACAGACACAATGCTGTTGTGCGACAGTGTTCCGTAACGCACAACAAGTCGGGTGTCGAGTGTCCAGTTGTTGAAGTCTTGATCCGCCAGGTAAACCAGCACGCGGTCTCCAGTGAAGACGGCGAACTTATTGTTCTCGAAAGATGTGATGCCACGGATGCGGTCGCCATTCCCGATCAAGTTCTGGACGTTGAATCTGGCAGCTTTCAGCAAGGATGCTTCCGCCACATCCTCTTCGGTATGGAAGATGGTCGGGTTTGAGATGCGAGACAAAACGATCTCATTGGGGTTTGAGTCAAACCCGGCGACAGCCAATCGGTCTTGAATCTGCACTACGTAGCGCCCACCGGATATGGCTTCGGATTCGATCTTGAGATACTCAAAACCGTCGAATGAGTAGAGGTAGCGGCCTCCGCCAGCCAGGATTGCCTTGCCATCGAAAAGCGTAGATGACACGACAGAGCGTGCTGGCCATGCGTTTGCTACGGAGTATGGCCGGTTGAGGGTGTTGATGGATACCCCTTGATCGGAGTCGGTTGCATAGACGGCAACATTGCTCTCCGAGCTGAGCAAGCGAATGTGGGTGACGCTGTTTTTGGAACCCAGGATGCTCCCAATGGTAGGCTCGTTGGTAAGGTAGCCCGTGTTGGCGCAGTACACGTTATCAAGCTCCACGAATGGCTGGGCCTCTGGACGCTCCATAGACACGTCAGAACGAGACGTGTTCAACCCCGCGAAGCTGGTGTAGAGCTGCGGCTTAAATGAGGTTGAAATCTTTGTCTTCAAAATATACCGCCGTCGGTCGTTCCGTTATCTACGGCCTGCATTGAGAACTGCGCGCCAACTCCAAACTTCTCGCGCGTCAAGGATTGATTGAGCCGCTTGAGGTAATCGGAGCCGTAAACGGCAGCCTTCTTAGAGTCCTGATCCATGGCGTACTTTGCCAAGAGTCCAGTAATGATCAGTGCATCGGGCACGTTTCTGGCCTCTGTCGTATGGTTGTAGTACGGAATGACCACCCCCTTTTTCCAATACGGATGCTCCATCACATCGTCCAGGATCGCATTGGCGTAGTCCATGAACATCAGCATGGTCTCGGCATCCATGGTTGACGGAGACATTTCGCCATATCGGCGGAGCGCCCGCAACGTCAACGCGTCAAGCGGAGCGCTCTCGTCAACAATCTGGGGTGATGTTGAGCCAGCCATGGTTAATCGGCAACGAGATTGCCGGTCATGAAGTGGAAGTGGCGTTCAAAGGATTCGACCAGATTGATCGGAACCATGAACTCGACAATGCCATCCTCGCGGCACCATGTGCCTTGCAGGAGTTCACCCTTGATCACCATGTCAAAAGGGTAGGTATGCGTGCCTGTGGTGCGGTACGCTTTGAACTCCTTGGACGGAGTGTTGATCTTTGCCCTGCGCTTGGGAGCGGGCTTCTCTGATTCAGGGGTAGCTTCTGTGGCTACAGGCTCTTGCAGCGCTGCGCTATCCGCCGCTTGCCCAACGGGTTGCTCTGTCGTGGTTTCAGCTTTTTGTGTCATGTCGCTTCCTTTTGTGAATGTAAAAACAGGCAACGGTGATTGCTCACAGTTGCCTGCTCTGTTGCGTCAAACTGGCTTAGGCAGCTTGCCAGTTTTTGATCACGGAGTGGGGCTTGCCTTGCAGCAGCTCCAGACCGCACTCGGTCAGGTAGTAGTGCTCGGTGCCATCCGAGTCGGGGGCTTGGATGTCACGACGCAGATTGGTGTCACGGCCTTCCATGTAGCGGTACTTCAGATACGGCAAGTCGAGCACAATGGCGGTGCTGTCGAAGCCAGGAATCTGACGGAACATGGGGTGCATGATCACGTTCAAGTCACCAGCAAACGTGCTGTACTGACTCATCGTCACGCCGTAGGTGCCGCTCACACTTTGCGGCTGCCACCGGCTCTTGGCGATCTTTTGCATGTTGGAGATCACGCGAGGGCCACAGATCATCAACTTCTGCTTGCCACCCCAGGCGAAGATGTTTTCGATCAGAACCCGATCAAACTCATTTTCAGTGATGGTGTTAGCAGTTGCAAAGCCAGCGGCACCGTCGATGACATTGGTGATCATGCTGAACAAGCCACCGGTGTAACGACGAGGCTGCGGGCCAGTGCCGTTTTCTTCAAAACGGCGACCCCAGAACATCGCGCGCTCAATGTCAGCCATGTGCAGTTTCAGCGCCTTGGTGATCATCTCCTGCTCTTTGTCGCCAGTACGCAGGTACGTGGCTTTTTGGGTATTGGTCAACGCCACGCCGGTCTTGAAAATCTGCGTGAAGTTGTAATCAGTGGTCGGGTCAAACGACACCGGAGTAGGCTTACCGCCGCCTTCAACGTCAACCGAGCCAACGATCACCCACTTATCACCAACTACCGTCGCGGCAGCCGTTGAGCCAGCGGCGCCACGGGCGACGACGATAGTCGTTGTCGTACCGGATGCGGTAGCACGGACGATTTCATTGGTGCGCGTGTTCAGCAGCAGCGTATTCGCAACGGCAAAGGTATTGTCCGGGACGTTGGTCACGGTCAAGGTTGTTGCCACAGCGGTATCCACTGCGTTTGAGGTCAGCACACGGGCAGGAAGCTCGTCGCGGAAGTGGTTGAACTTCGGGTCATCGGTGGACTCGGATTGAGTCATCGAGAGCAAAGCGTTGAGGGGCGCTGTGCCGTTAGGCTCCAGCAAGGTGAAAAGTTCGCGGTAGTTTGTCGGTCGGAAATCGACCGAAAACTCACCTGTACCGCGTAATCCAGCAATAGCCATGATCAGCTCCTAAGAGAAAGTTGTACAAAAGGTTTGGTCGGCTTACCGAAAACTCGTGCTCCAGCAACGTCGTCTCGAATAATCCAGTTTTGCCCCCTCATGTATAGCCGTAGCGCACGATCAAGGCATAGCATGAGTATGCCACAAAAGCAACTTTAGAAGCAAGCAATAAAAAAGGCCACCAGAGGGCGGCCTTGTTTTTTTGGGTTGGGCTGGCTACGCCATCCCGCGCCCTTTGAGTGCTGAGCCGATCATGCTCGCCAGCATGGGGTCTGCCGGTTGCTGAGGAGCGCCGCCGCCTGCCGCGCCGGGAGCGCCTTCAACCATGCCGGTGAATGCTTGGCGCTTCTGGGCGATCTGGCGCAAGCGCTGAACCTCTGGCGCATCCTTATTGGCCTTGTAGTCAGCGACCACGGTAGCTGCCAAGCCTGCATCCATAAAGTCTGGGAAGTCGTATCCGCGCTGGGCGGAGAACATTCTGAAATCAGAACGGGTGGCCTCGTCCATGGGGATGCCAGCTTGTTGGAATGATTGATTCAGGTTGTTTGAGATCATACGGGTAGAAGCATCAGCCTGCATGGATTGCGCTTGCTGGAGCTGTTGGCCAGCCTGTTGCTGCGCTGCACCACCGGCGAGGCCACCCTGAATCACCTGTTGGAACATCGCCTTCATTTCAGCGAGTTGCTGCGAAAGCTGCTGGGTAGCGTTTCGCGTTTCCTTGTATCCGGGCGGGAGCTTGATCGCGTGCTCACGTTCGTAGTCTTCGTACTGCTTGTCCACATCGTTGGGGCCGCCGTCTCCAGCGCCTTCGTTCTCCGAGCTGTCAGACATCGCTGGCTGAGCAGCGCCCTTCGCCTCACTGGTCTTGGGTTTTTGTTGGCCCATCTGTGGGTCTTTGAGGTACGCACGTAGAGCCGCATCAACCAGACCGGCAACCTCTTCAGGCTTCGCTTCGTACCCAGATGCCTTGGCCGCCTCCATCACCTTGCCAATCACATCCATGGTCGGCTTGGCCTGGGCGTGGCGGAAATTCAAATCCTTGTACCGGCCCATCATGCCATTCAACTGAGCGTCTGTGTACTCCTTATCCCCAACCTTGATGAACTGGACATCGGTCGCAGCGTTCTGGTTTTGTGGGTCTTTGGGAGCGATCTTGGCTTGCGCCTTTTCCATGTTTGTCGGAGTTGGATCAGCCTTCGGTGGAGCTTGTGGAGCAGGATCACCCTGTGGAGCACCTTGTTGCATTGGGTCTGGAGCGCCTTGAGGAGCAGGAGCGCCAGCAGGTTGGCCCAACTTTTGAGCGGAGAGTTGAGCGATGAGGTCTTGGTTATTGGGCTGTGTTGCCATGATAGTTCCTTGGGAAGGCCGTAGCGTTTAAGGGAGTTTGTGTTTGGTTTTCAACAGAGGCCAAGAGAAGGTCGCTCTCCAGCTTTGCAGTCAAAATTGGTATCACATTGAGGAAGTTCCGGGCGGCTGATATTGCGCCACGGCGGAAGTCGATTTCTTTTTCAGTCATCAACGGGTTGTCGGAGATTTGGAAACATGCCGCAAGGAGATCGTCGTGCATGACCTTGCGGAGGTAAGACCAACCAGGAGACAACTCTACGTCGCGCAGACTTTTCAGTGTCGCCTCCGTCTGCTGTATTTCCAAGTCGGTCATTGGATCAGCACTTCTTTTTCTTGGCAGCCGTTTTGGGCATCTGCTTCCGGTCGCTGGCCTTATCCTTACGGGAGTCTTCCTTTACGCCCTTGGATTTCTTATCAGCGGAGCTTTTCTCGAATGCGGCAAACGGATTCGATTTCTTTGTGGCCATGATGGTTCCTCTTGGTTTGTTGATTATTGATTGCGAATGCAACCAATGCAACTATTTTGCCACAAACTATTTGTGGGTGATAGCTGCAACTCCGTTTAATTTCTCGATGGTTCGATACCCACCAAGACCCAGCATACCAAGCAGCAAAGGCATCATCTCTGTCAGGTCTGCGGGGGATACCGCGATGTCCATACCAGCCAGCAGCAGGCCCATTTTTGTAATTGGAAGGAAGAGCCAGTTCCACGCGCATCCAAAGCCGCAGACCCACATGATGAATGGCCGCGCTCCGCTCACAAAGACGCTTGGCGACTTCGCCTCCTCCTTGTTTGCGTCAAGCTGCCCTTGAATGACCATCATCGCAGCGGCCAGTTGCTGCCTCTCCGCCTCACTCTTGTCTGGCCAGAGTTTGTTGATGATCGTACCAACCAGATCGCTTACTGCGCCAATGCCTGTGATGTCCATTTCATTCCCCTTTTGAGTACCCAAATCCCACCCAACAAAAACAGAAAGACTGTGCCAAGCAGCATACACATTGGGTTCTGCGGCGCTCTTTGGACAGCTTTTGGAACAACAACAACCTCACCCCGGAACCCGAACAAAGAGTGCCAAGGTGTAGGGAGGTCTGTGAACGGTCGATACTCCGTCAATACAGAGTCGTTATCCTCGTGTTGCATGTGTGGTACGCACCAATGCTTTGATGTCACCAGCTTGATCCCACCGCCGTCGGAGGCCCACTTGGTCAAGGCGTACTCAACGCAGTTCATGCCAGCAACCTCTGCGCTTTCTGAAACATGGCCAGCCGTTCGGTGTAGCCATTGAATCCGCCATTGATGATTCTTGTGCATGTGCGAAAGTCGCCCCTGTCAGCCGACTCATTCAGCCAGTGGGATTGCCAAAACCACATTGCGCTGCGCACCGCCATCAGCGGATCAGCCAGCTTGTTTGGGTTTTGTATGAAGTCTGTTGCGAGAGCATCGCTCAGTTTTTGGTAGTTGCTTCGTCCAGTGATCTGGATCAGGCCACGACCTCGATACCTGAAGCCATCTCCAGGGACAAGATTCCCCAAATCAACTCTACCCTCGTATCGCTTCTGAGCATCAGTTGGCCCCCATAACTCAGTGAGCCATCGGAACCCCCCAGATTCATGCCCCACCTGAGCGATGAATGCAGTCATGCGCTCCTTGGTATTGATATCAAATTGCGGAGCTTCCGAGTTGATGAGAGGCGCAAATATCTTGGCCCGGTTAATACGCGCACCGGTAATTTGAACCAGGTCTTGTGGTGTGATATTCATTTCGGCCCCATTAGGAATGCACGCCAAACAGCCGCAAGCCCCCACCCAATGAACCCAAGCAGCCCCCACTTGGCCAGCTCTCTGGACATCATCTGCCAGAAAGCTGCGACAGACTCCGCCCGCTTGATGGATGCCTCGTGCTCTCTACGATGCTGACCTGCATCTCCGCCAGGAAACGCAGAGTTCAGGAGCTTGGCAATCTCTACAGCCAGCTCTTTTGTCTCGTCTTCCATGTGCTTGCTCAGGCGTTGATCCATTTTTTCAATACCGGCTGACACCGTGTTGATCATGTGGAGTAACGCAGCCGTCTCCGCAGCCCTGTGGCTGAGAACAACGCCATGTTGGTCTTCTTCAGACATTGGAGGTAGCGCCATTGCAGTGTTTTCCAGATGGATCGAATGGGTCGAGTAAGTGATAGCAGATGACTTGCGCGTAATGCTTGTTCATGCAAGCTGGGCCAGAGATGTATCGAGAGAGCCTTCCGGTCACAAGCTCAAGCGGAGACTTTGGAAGCTCTTTGAAAAACAGCGTGGCTACGGTCACGTTGATCAGCCAGTCCAGAAAGGCTCCAATAGCCAGGGCCGGGAACCCAAGCGCCATGGCTTGCCATGAGAGCTTTTTCGAGAGGTAGGCCCGGTACAGGCCAATCACAATGATGTAGAGATACCATAGCAACCACAGGTACAGCGGAATCTCAAGCAGCATGTACAAGATGTTCATGGTAATGTTTTCCTTGCTACGTTCTCGCTCGGTTCAACATAATTCGCCGCATCTTCAGGCAAATATATCCCTCCAATCTGCTCGCATAACCATAGCAGATTGTCGGATAGCAAGTCGATGAACTGATAAAAGATGTCAAACGGCGACTTCATCGGCAACCTCTTCTGGGTACTTGGCCATGATCTCATCCATGACGGAGAGCAGTGCAGCAAAGCACGCGCGGGATGAGTCAACAATGTCGGTGCGAGAACGCAACTTATGCAACTCTTGAAGCGCAGCTTGTCTGTCTTGCCATGTCAAGTGAGATGTCGGGTAGCCAATCAGCTTGCGACGCATGATCTCTCCACCCATCAGGTGTGCTCCGGTCAAGACATAGCAAGCGCCAGCAATGTCATTCTCCGTCTTGAGTGTCTGGATGTAGAGATTGGCGGCCTTGGAGTCCTCAAGATTGAAACCGCTGTCTGTGATGTCGTTTGCCAGCAGGTACTCACGCTGCAACAAGTAGGCCATGCTGTCGTCGATGGCGCTGTGAATCTGGTGCAGTGCGGTGAGCCATGCTGCGTACCATTTCTTTGGCGGGTTCCCTTGAGCCATCGCGTGCCCAACAGGGTGCGCTTCGCAGGCGTGGTGGATGTCTCGTGTTGCTTCCCAGAGAGGGGTGATAGACATGGCGTAAATCCTTTCTTAAATGGGCCAAGCTAGAGGAGGGAGAAGGGGTTCAATGTCAGCGTATGAGGATGGGGCCACTCGGGTTCCAGAAGCCACCTCTTCGAGCACTGTGTAGAGAGCGGCCCAGGTATCGTCCCGCGCATGAAGCGCATAGGTTCCCTCAAGCTGGAACCTTGGAACAGTGGAGCCTACATACGTGGTTGCGCTCAGGATGCCATCGTAATTGCGTGTCTTTGCAAAATCGTCCAGCCTTTGTTGAGTAGCATTCACAATCCCATCTTGAAGCTCTTTGGCGGCCTTTGCTTGATTCGCTGCAACTTGAGTTGGCGTGAGATCGTTGACCTGCCACTGCTGGGTGAACACACCCCCAACCAGAGCAGGTGGTAACTCTGTCACGCTCTGGGTAACGCGGTCATAGGTAGGTGTCACCAGTGCCACGCGAGGGTATCCAACAGAGGCAAGAATCTCGTCAGTCAATATCTGAGGAAGGAAAAAGCCTGATGCGTGTACTCGAATCTCAGCATGAGAGTGGAATACCATATTCGTATTTTCGTGAATCCACATAATTTTCCCCAATCCTTAAAAGTAATCAAATGTCAGTGTTGATGGATACCTGCGGCCAGGCCCCCAGATAATTCTGATGCCCCCTATGGAGTTATATCCTCCACCGCCATAAAGACCAGGAATATTAGCTTCGCTGTAAATCCCAGAACTGTTTCCACCTCCGCTTCCTCCACCACCAATAATAGTGGCTGACGGGCCTTCGCCTTTTAGACCAACACCCCCTCCTGCCGCCATTACGCGGTTTAAGCTGCCGGAGCGGCTTGTTGCGGATTGGGAGCCACCGCCTCCGCCTCCGCCAAAAATAGGAGTTGGGAGTAGGGTTAGATCAACACCATACGGAGCAGCCGGTACGCCATCTCCTCCGTTACCAGAATATCCAGCAGCGCCTCCGTATCCAATACCTAAAGTCGAATAAAGAAGCGGTGGCCCAATACCTCCGTTACCACCTCCATCGCCGAGGTTTGGTGTTGCGTCAATCGTGGAGTTCCCACCGGCAGCACTACAAACAGCAACCCCATTTATTTGCAAAACTGACCCATAGCCTCCTCCGCCAACGTACATAGTCGCAGTATCTCCTGGGCTGACGGGTATGTTATTTTTGTACCGTAAATTTCCACCATTTCCAGAACTTGTGTAGACATCTTCGTCTCGGTACGAGTCGTAATACCATGCCATGGTCCCTCCTGAGCCAACGCAGACTGCGCAGATGGAGTACACCTCATCAGGGATGATGAAGGTGTAAGTACCAGCAGTAGGTGGAGTCTCAATCTGCCCACCTGGGAGCTTAGTTCTTTGCGGAATCAGCAGTGCTCCGATGCTCATTTCACATCCAATCTATAGGTTCCAACCCACGTTACGCCGCCGTCGATGCTGTAGAACCCAAAAGAGTCTCTTCCAGCAGTGGTTAGCGCAGGAGACATGCCTTGCTCCCACTTTATCCCGGTAAACCATGCGCCAACGGCGGAGCCGCCATTGATGACATCAAGAATGAATCGGTTAACTTGCGGCAATGGAAGCGCGTTTATCACGTTCATCGTAGTTGGGCCTGTGACAGTGATAGTAAAAAAGTCAGCCACAGCAAGGTCAATCGTCCCCGACACAGCGTTCGCAAAAAGATCAACGGTGCCGTTGTGTCCTGGCGCGCCTTGCGGCCCTTGAATGCCGGTGAAGTTTCCTGCATTCACCCACAGCGCGCCATCAAAAAACCAGATGAACTTGGTGTCTTCTGCCAAGATTCCTTCTCCCCGTACAGCGCCTGGGCGCGCTGCTCCCAGCGATGTCTGAGGGAATGCGCCTACAGTGGCAATGGTGGCTACAACAGTCATTGCCGGGCCTACAGGGCCTGGAACTGTGCTATCTGCGCCAGGGTCGCCTTTCGGCCCCTGGATATTCCCAACGTCAACCCAGATACCTCCAGTCGTGGTCAGTGTGTTCAAGACCCAGAGATGCTTGTCGTACTCATTGATCACTCCGTTGCCACGAATCGCAGAAGGGAAGCCTGAGTTGAGTGCCGACGAGCTGATAGATGCTGTGTTGACAGAGCCAATGACAGTGAGGCCTGGGCCGATGGGGCCTTGCGGGCCAACGATGCCACCGTAGGGCAAGTCGAGGTAATGGAGCACGCCATTACCAATTTTGAACTTGCCTGTATCACGCTCCAATACCAGCTCTCTATCAGCCAGAATTGGATTGAAGGATGTCCAACGGGCGAGGGTGTCGCCGCGCAAAGAAAATTGAATGATTGAACTCATGCTTGCGAACTCCCTAAGTCAAATTTAGCGCCGCCGGTGTAGGTCGTCCCCGCATTGCCAGCGTCGAACAATGCGGAGTGGGCTGGCGCGAGGCCGATCCACTGCGTTCCATCAGAGTAGTACATCAACCGATCTGTCCCTTGAATCAATGCTCCGACGAATGTTGCCGGATTGAGTACGGAGACATCCTTGATGCCCGACTCGCCAGCGAGGAGCGAGCGCCCAGAAAGTAACTGCTGGTCACTGAGTAGACTCATCACACCACCCCGATATGTTCTGCCGACGGCTTCTCTTCACCGGAACCCCATACGTCGATGGACGCTGGGAACTGAGCACGCATCAAGAGCTGATCTCCAGTTGCGCCAAGTGAGTTGCGTTTCATAATCGACCGGCCCTGGACGGGAACCAGTGCAGTGTCTCCGGGCGGAATGACCAGCACACCTGGGCACATCACATTCAGTCCAGTCTCCGTCAAGATGGATACCTCAATCCAGCAGTCAACCGTGGATTTGTTGCGGGCGTAGACCGGAGTCATAAAGAAAATCTCGCCCGGTCTGATGGCTCTACTGTTGTCCAGGACATCGCGCGTTGAGTACATATAGCTGGCATCAGGCACAGAAAAGTCACTCGCTTCCGCGACCGCAGTCCATGCTGTCGGAAGGTCAACTGAAAAGAAGTTGACCGAGCGCCCGGTGGATGGAGTTTTGCAGGTAATACGTGGCATCAGAAGCTCCTTGAAATTGCTGCACGGGTAGCAATCCGGCGTACAGCTTGGTCAAATGGCGGGCCGTTCAGCTCGCCTGTATCGGCAGTAATTTGCAGGCCGCCGACAAAAAGTGCGTTACCCTGATCGTCCTGACCGGAGGCAATGACAACACCCTCGTTCTCTTCGATGATGGAGTCAGCAATGGTGGCGCTGTTACGGGCCGGAGGAATCTTTGTCAGTGAGACACCAGACATCACAGCCGTCCACGTATGGCCAATGGCCGTGATTCTGCTTGGGTCTGTGCGTCGAACCGGAGCGCCAACAGTCGCAATCAGCGCGTTGAAAAGCTGTGTGACATCGTTCTGCGTTGCCACATCGAGGCTCAGAGTCGTGTTGATCCGATCCCGCATGTAGGCAAATGCGTACAGGAACGCAGGCAATGTTTCGGGCGCGAAGTTCGGATCGCCCATGACATTGAACAATCCCTTGGCTACGTCAAGCATTGGCTGTTGATTTGCCGTCTTGAGAGTCCAGCGTAATGCTTGCATGATGCTCGCGGCATCGTCCCTTGTATGCTGCTCCCTCGCTGCCGTCCACCCGGTCACGTAGCCATCAAAGACCAAGGCCCCCCACATCATGTCGATGATGTCTTGCGTTGCTGCCGCAAGGTTGGCATCTATGGCTAGCCGGGCGGGCAACGGAGAATGCAACGTCAGACCAGGAACTTCAGTCGGAATGACGATCTGGCGAGTACCCTTTGCGTAGAGGCTGTAATCCCCAAATTGCGTACTGCAAGCGCTGAGAATGATTTGCCCACCATTAATGGCCAGGAAGTGCTTGTGTGCCCACATGGACACAGCATTCACTGCGTTGATCAGAGCGCCATTCTTTGCGCAGTACCCAATGCCGTTTGGAAGGACTGGCGTTGCGCCCCATGCCATGATGTTCGGGAAGACGGAGTATTGACTGCATACCAGCCCGTCTGCCAAGAGGACGCCTCCGCTGCGCGGAACCTCCGGGTTGCCATTGGCGCGGTCGAGGGGAGGGGCAATAAGACCCCATTTCGGGATAGTGCGAACCGCGATCTTGTGGGCGTAAGGAACTCGACGGATCACAGCACCTGGGCGGAAGCTCACAGCAAAACCCTCTGTCGGGTTGGTCATGTCATCCAACTGCCAGCCCTCGAACATGATGCCTTCGATGAAGCACCCGCTCCCCATGCGGAACACGTTTCGCTGCTCAAACCCTGGGTTTGGACGGACGAAAACGGTTCGGTGGGTTGCCTTGATCACGCAGTTGTCCGGCATGTCCAGATGCCCGTTCGTGTACACGAGATGGTTTGGTGCCCACTCGATCACTGTTGGGTTGGAATGCGACCAAGCGATCTCAAGGGCGCGCTCAATGGTAGCTACGGCTTTGTGCCAAGATGATCCATCGAACCCGTCATTGCCGTTTTCTTTGACGTGGACAAGGTTGGCGATGGTGTAGTCGGTGCCAGCAACGCTGGGGTAGGTGCTGATCTGCGTCGCAACATCACCGGTGTCGTGCAGGTACAAGATCAGGTACTCTGTCTGCAACGTCGAGATGACGCTGAAATACTGTCCAACAACAGTTGCAGCAAGGCCTAGAGCCGTGTTGGCATAGACGGCAGCAGAGAGCTGGGCAGCGTCTCTTGCGGCTTCAGATGCAGCTCTTGCGACATCAGAGAGGCCTGCCTGGGTTGCAGAGATGCCAGCTTGTAGGGTGGATTCGTCTGCTGCGTTTTTGGCGATCTCCGCCTCAGCCGTGGCCCGGATGGCATTCTCTCGCGTGGACAGGACATCCAGTGCGGTAGCAGCGCGGTCAGCGGCAACTTGAATCCTGTCAGCCGCTGTCGCTGCTGCATCTTCCGCTGTTGAGATTGCTGCCGCTTCTGCCAATGCGGAGGCCGCTGAGGCGGATGCAGAGTCAAGACCTACCTGGTACCTGTCTGCGGCTGTTGATTCTGCATCCAAGCCAGTCTGAATGCGATCCAGGCCAGTTTGAACACGGTCGAGTCCAGTCTGAACGCGATCTGCTGCGGTAGCTGCTGCATCCAGAGAGGTTGGCTTCTGGTTGACGACCCCTGTGGATGCGTCGAACAAGTCTCCAAGTAGAGACCCGATAGGCCGTCCACCAATCTCGGCTGCTTCGAGGTACTCTTCAAGGATATGCTCACCACTGTACCGGCTGGTGAACTTGAGTTGGTCTGCGTCAGGGCGCGTGATTTGAGTTGCCATGGTGCGTTCCGCCTGCTAAGTGTTGAGGGCAGCGTGAACCTCTGCTTCCAGAAGATTCACTCTTGCCAATGCTGTGTTGACAGCGTTCGCGGAGGACAGCACTGTAGCTTCCAGCGATAAGTAATCCATCTGTGCTTTGGCAATGGCCTCTGCGATTGCTGCGTCGATGTAGTCGCGCGTCAGCGGAGGTACTGTAAAAGCAAGTTGTGCTTTGCTCGGGGTGGTCATTTCATGCCTCCTGCGCTGCGGAGAGGAACGATATTCCCGGCTCCAAGTTGTTTTTCAAGGTTCTCAACCGGGATTATTTGCGATTGGCCCCGCGCTTTCTCCATGATCGCCATCTGTTGAGACGGGCTAAGCCCCTCTTTTGCCAGCGTTTCTCTGGAAATTTTGAACTGATCAATGTCGGGAACGCCCATTGACCTGATGGCCTCTTCCACCAGTCGGCCAGCGTCGTATTCCATGGTAAGGCCAGCCTGGTTTACCACCGTGAGTATCTGCATCCACGTCTCTGGAGACCGAGTTGGTTCCAGCGGAAGGGTTCCGTCCACCACCATGTAGTCGATCTGGCCCTGAAGCATGGACACGTCGTAGTTCACGTACCCGTTGTCCACCAAACCACCCAAAACATCGTTCTTTTGATCGTCTGGAACCCGGATTGAGCCTGAATAGTTCAAAGCGTCCTGAATGTTGGAGGCCATAAGGCGCACGCCGGGGCGTATCCCGGTGGCTGAGATCACTCTTGACAGCACGCCAAGGCGTTGGGAGCCAAGCTGGCTCAATCGTTGAATCTCGGTGGCTGTACGCACGTCTGCCGTTGGCATACCCTGCTGGGCATCGCTGGCGGCGGCCACACGCTGCTTCATATCCGATAAAAACTGGATGTCCTGGTAGTGCCCCTTGGTCACATCCGGCACTTGGGCAATGTGAACCCCGTCTCCGGGCTTGGTTCCGGGCAAAGTACGCACAATGCCCCAAGGATTCCGGTTGATCAGGTCATGGATGGCGACCTTGGTGGGGTCGGCAAAGATGAGGTTGTTGAGAGCAGCCTGTACGTTATCCACACGAGAGCGGAGAAGCCAAGTACCAAGATCATGGAGCGGAAGGAGGATGTCATACAGGCTCTGCTGATGGGATTTGTGGCTGTCGAAACCGAATCCTGGGTTCGTGACCGGAAACTGGCGTCCATACGGGGAAAGTTGCGCCCGAATGACGAATCGCTCGTCAAGAATTGTCACCACCATCCACACTTCACCCAGCGATGGCATCCCAAGTTCGTATCCCGTGAAGCAAATCCATGCCTCATCGACTACGTGGCTTCGTCCGACCTTAAATTGGTGGTTGGTTGTCCCGTCGAGCTGAGTTTGTGGGTTGATATTCCACCCATTCCCGTTTTCCTTGTGCCATTCGTGTGAAATCCAGCCCGTAACGAGCGTTGAATTGTCCAGAAGGCGAGGGTACTGTGCGACTTTGGGATACATCCCTGTGCGCCGGAGGGAGGAACCAGATGCGTGGTCTGAAAAAACGATGAATGCCATCTTGTCCACATCACCGGCAGGCGCTCGGGGGTCTGGGAAGGTCTTGCGTGGGTCGGCATTGACGATCAAATTGGTGTTGAGCCTGTCACTCCAGACCCATTTTGTAGGCGCTGTGCCATACCGGATGATGTCCAGGAACTGTTGAGCGAACTTTGCCTCCGCTGCGCCAGCGCGCATCTGCTGATGAAGCACTCGCTCCATCAAAACGGCAGGTTTCCTGCTGGCGCGGTTCAATCCCTCGAACTGAAACATGGGATTCCGACCGGTAATGGCGGCCATGAAGTAGGTCAGGACGGTATCGGAGATGGCACGGGTGTCAGAGATGACAACCTTGTTGCGGAATGACGTTGCGTCAGCCGGGACATAAAGATCATGGGCACGATCAGCCTCTTGCCATGCGGAGTACCGTCCCGAAACCGACTTGTGGGACATCTCTGAGATGACCCTGACGTACTCAACCAGCCTGTTTTCCTGATCCTGTGTCAGGTCAATGGAAACATCGTCGTACCCCATCAACTTGTTGGCCAGCGGGGACAGGTCTACAACCACCGAATCACTCGTTGGGGCAGCTCTGTAGTCAAACCAGGATGAGTTCATACCCCTATTTGACCACAAAAGCTGCACAAGTGGCAAACGAAAGCAACTACTTGGTCAAAAACCCCAGCCCTTCCATTCGATATTATTGGCGGCAGACTTGAACCCATTTTCTCCAAGCCATCCATGGGGGTCTGCCTTCAACTCCCCACCAGCAAAAAGCAGCTCCGACATCTTTGGGCCAGCCACAAGATCGCCAATCGGGGCGGAAAAGTCCTTCATGCCGGTAATCACCATGCGGGACATCACATCCACAAGCATCACAAACGAGTCAACCTGATCGTCGTTCTTCGCAGCAGGGAAGGTTGAAAGCTCCGTCATCCAATCTTCCAGCCAGTCGGCTTCCTCCGGGATGAACACACGGCCACCCTCAACGAGCGGAGTGATGCTGGCGGCCCGCTGGAACTTCTCCACAGCTCCAGGCTTCCACGGGATCACAGGGACGCCGCTGTTAGCGCGGAGTTCCTGGATGAGAGACTGGCCAGATGCGTTGTCCTCCACCCAAAAACCACGCAGCCCTTGGCTTCGGTATGTAGCGTTGATGGCGATGGCCTTGCGCTTCAAGTCTGGGAACTCCAGCTTCTCACGAAACACACGGAGAACGTAGATGTCACCCATTTCCGTAATCCCGCCTACCGTGAACACGGAGTAGTCGTTTGATGTTTTCGACTTGAACGCCGTGTCAACCGTTACAGCGAGCGCATGGAAAGTCTGAGGGACTGTATCCCTGTTGTACTTCCTGAACCACGACTCCTTGATCAGGTTGCCGCCAAGGACGTAGGGATTCTGCTGATACAGCGCCTCAAAGTCCCGGTCTCCAATGATGGCCTTCTGCTTCAACAGCCATGGCACGGAGAAGCGGGATGGCCAGAGCGCGTCGTAACTGTCTGCCACGTTGACCAGTGGGTTGACCAGCTTATCGCTCAGCAGCTTTGTCACATGTTCCGATTTTCGATCACCGGTGTCGATCTGCTCGGTTGAAAGGTTGGGGATGTACCTTGGGTCATCCTTTGGCAAATGGTTTCTCCGAACGTAGACGCCGCGCTCGCGCAACGTCAACGCCTTGAAGTTCAGGTGAACCCACTCGCCAGCGTGGAACTCCTTGGAGTCAATGATCCGGCCAGCCAGATCGTCGGGATGCCATCGCGTCTGGGTCACGATCTGCATGGCTGGCTGGCCAGTGCGGTCTGGCTGCATCCGGCTCAGCAGCCCGGAGGTGTAGAAGTCCCAGACTTTGCGTCGCTGGGTAGTGCTGTCTGCCTCCTCTCTGGATTTGTACGGGTCGTCAATAATCAGGCAGGAACTGCCGCGCCCGGTGGTAGTTCCATTCAACCCAACAGCGTAGTACGCTCCGCCAGTGGTCGTCTTCCAGAAGTCAACAGCACGGCTTTCCTTGCTCAGGTCGAAATCCTTGAAAGCCTTCCGCGCCTTCTTGTCCGTGACGATCTCGCGCGTTGCTCGGCCAAACGTGGCTGCCAGTTCGTTGTTGTACGAGCTGACCATTACCTCGCGGGTTGATCTCCGCATCAGTGCGTATGCTGCAAAATTGATAGTGGAGTTTGTTGATTTGGCATGTCGAGGCGGCATCGTAATGAGAAGATTCCTTACAGGATTTCCACCCTTGGAAAGCAGTGCATCCTTCTCCAGCAAGTCCAGAACCTCCTGCATCTCCTTCTGGAACTTCTCCCAGACAAAATCGTAGTAGTACGACATGAATCCCTGAAAGCTGTTGGCGCTTTGCTTCAGCTTGAGCAGATACCGCGCTGCGTCCTGCTGGCTAATTGAAGAATTGACCATACTTATCCTTTCTACCTTCTGCTTTCAGCAGCTCGTGAATACGCCTGATTGATTCGATTGACGTGAGTCCCTTTGGCATCATGTAGAAAATATCAGGACGCTGTTTGCGAAGTTCCTGAAGCCTGATGCTGCCATCCTCCTCAGTCGTGATCCCCTTGAGTCCTGTCAGACCCTTGATCTTTGGGTTGAACTCGTAGTCCCTGCGCTTGTCCTCCTTCGCCTTGTCCTTGGCCAACTTGCGCTGGATTGCGGCCTGACTCCTTACTCCACGGAGAGGGGACGCGCGGAACTCTCTGGTGATCTCCTGGTGCTTCTTGTCGATGACCTTGGCCAGGTAGGCCTCTTGTCCAAGCCCCATGGCCAGAGCTTTCATTTCCAGCCGCTTGGCCATGGTGCGGGCGCGAGTGGCAACGATCTTGTCCAGTCGTTCCTGATGCCTGCGCTCAACCTCTTCCTCGCTAAGACCTCGCGCGCGCCAGAGGTCTTTCAATGTTTTGCCAGGTACTGCCAATCCTTTCGACAGGTTGGCCATGACGTGAGGTGGAAGCTCACTCAGTTTTTTTTTACCTTGGGAGGCTTGGCAGGAGGCTTGGCTGAGTAGGCTTTGACAGCTTCATCAATGCTGGCAATATGCTTGGTGATCTTTTTCAGCTTTCTGGTGGCGTTGGCGCTTTCCTGTCTGTCCTCGCGCTCTGCCAGCTCCTGACCCTGCTTCATCACGGCATCCACTGCCAAGTGCTTTGCTTTGCCAAGTGCGAGGTTCTCCAGCTCTTCGAGAGTCAACTCTTCAAGCTCCCTGTTGACGCTCTGGGCAATAGGCTTCATCGCTGAAACCTTTGGCATGAACCGCTCTGCCAGCAGAGAGAAGATTCGCATCTGGGCGCTATCCCACTTCTTGACACCCGTCATCACAAGGGAAGCATCCTCCATACCCTGAGCAAACACTTCAAAGCCACGGCGGGTTACAGCAGCTATCTCGTCAGGACGGACAGCATTCTTGGCAAACAGGGAGGCCACGTTGGCAGCCTCCACTTGGCGGCGTTGAATCGCTGGATCGACGTTTTTGTTGAAGTCTGCCAGTGCGTACTTGTTCACGTAGACTGGCTTGGCGTTGTGGCCAAGTGCTCGTTTGGGTATGCCAGCGCTGGTCTCGAAGGCTGGGATTGCGTCAGGATCAGTTGGACTCGTAGTTGAGGTGTGATCGTTCCTGACGAGAGTCTTGATCCTTGGCATGGTTAGAAACCGAACTGGTGGAGGCTGGCCAGGTACTCCGCGCGCGCCTTCTCCTCAGACGCGATGGCAGCTTTCATCTTTTCAAGGTTGTCCAGGATCGCCCCTTGGCAGGCTTGGTACGTCCGTTTTTCTTTCGGAAGGGCAGCATTCAACCGAAGGTAGGTGATGTGCTCGTTAAGCGTGTGAGGCGATATGCCCAACTTTTCCTCGACCTGTTTTGCAGTATGTCCAGAGCAGAGCAGTTCGACGATGGAGATGGCAATGGGAGCGAGGTGCATGATTTTCCTGTTGGTTGATGAGGATTTGATTATCGCAAAAGTAAGCAATAAAAGCAACCTATGTTCGGAAGAATTTACGCTGCTTGTTGAAATCTTTCGACGTCTTCTGGAGTCGTAACCCTCCTACTCATCCCGTTGCGAAAGATCACGTTCCCAACGAGCATCTCGCCATCGACGGTTGCGAGCTTCTTTGTGCTGCCTTGGCTCGTGGTGGTCTCAACCTTCTCTGTCTCTTCGATGTCTTGGTTATTGTTCTCAACCCCCCTTGGCCATGACCCTTGGCTCGAACTCGGCCTTGTTGCTTAAGGCGATGTTGGATCGGCACAGCCTGCCATCAACCGCTATCCGTTCGGCTTTCATGTAGCCACACTCCTCAAGCTGGTCAAAAGCTCTGGTCACATCCCGACGGTCTATGCCAAGCCTTCTCGATACCCTCCTGGCCGAGATTTCCCAACTTGATTCGTGTAGGAGGATGTAACAAGCAATCCTGAAAGTGGTCGGTGGCAAGCGTCGATCTTCGGTCATGCTTGCCAAAACGGGGGCGAATGGTTGATCTGTGTGGGCGAAGACGTTCACGGGTGATCCTTTTGGAAAGTTGAGGGGTGCTACATTTTTACCC